GCCAGCGGTGCAGGGTCCTCTTTCTTGGGGGACTTGATGCGGCGGCGGGAGGTACGGCCCTCGGGCTGCTCTTCGCTGACATCCCGGAAGCTGGCCTCTACATCGATGTTTGCCTCGCTCTCGTCATAGAGACTGCCAAAGAGTGACGGGAACGCCTCGCGCAAAGCCTGATTGACAGCCACCTTTCGAATCATCGTGGACTTCTTGGTATTCCAGAGAGACTTTCCTGTGTCGTACTCGTCCAGCTTGACCTCGCTGTAATACGGGCGGCTGCGGTCTTTGCGGTAGACCTTGGCCCAACCTCCAACAAGCGTCTCGCCATCGTAGACGAGCGAACCCTGCCGATGGTCGATTTCTCCGGCTGCCGAGTCGAGGACGATGATGCCAGCCTCGAAACCGTCGTACTGGGGGTGGCCCTCGGCCACCTTGAGGTAAAACGTCTTGCCGAGGACGATGGTGCAGGGCGTATCGCCGTTTTTGTTGTCGTAGTGGATGAGATAAATCTCACGGGTGAACGGGTTAGCCTTGTACTGCTTGCAGACCTCCAAATAGATTTTGCACTCAGCGGGGGTCGCATCCTTGCAGATGAAGTTGCGGACATCCTCGAACGATACGACGTGATGCTGGCCGTCCATACTGTCGAACTCGACCGGGGCCACCTGAATGTCGGTCTCCTGAACGGCTACCTCCTGCTTGGGACGGGGTACGAAAGAACGGCTCTGAACCGTGGTAGTCGGCGCGGGTGCACCAGTGCGTGTATTGAATCCCATTTGTTTACCCTCCTGAAAGAATAAATTTTATTTGCTCTGCTCAATCGGCCCGTAACGGAAGCCGCGCTCCTCTTTGCCCTTGCGGAACCACTCGATGTCTGCCTCGGTGAACTCAACCCAGAAAAGATATTTCCGGCGAGTCTGGGCGGCAGGCTTTGGCGTTACCATCGACCGCATCGCCTCAAAGTCGAGACGGCCATCAGGGGTAATGCAAGCCCGGGCCTGCGCAGCTTCGGCGGCTTTCGCCTGAGCCTCCCGCTCTTCCCGTGTGGGAGGGACGACGACTAGGGAAGCAGCCTTGACCTTTTCGGCTGCGGCCCGCATCGCCTCGCTCTCCCGCAGCTTTTCGCGGGCCTCGACACGGCGGTTATGCTCCCGCGCGGCATCGTTGACGCTCAAGGTGCGGAGATACTCGGTCTGGCAAGCCTCAACGTCCTCGCCGCAGGTCTCGCGGATAAACTGCAGGTCGTTGCGGATATTGCCGATGGCGTCCCGCAGGTCGCCCGACGCCTTTTTCAGGCTGTAGGACTTGTTGAGCCACTGGGCGACGAAAAGCCGCTCAAAGGGGATAAGCGGGGCAAGCTCGTCAATGTTGGCGTCGTAGACCTCCTGCAGGGCCTTGCGCTTGTCCTCTTTCTCTGCATCTTCGACGCCCTTGACCTGAACGTCGATATGCTCCACGGCCTGAGAACACATATCCTCGTACCCGCGAATCTTTTCATTGAAATCCTCGCCGGGCTTCGCAAGGTACTTCTTGAGGGCAATGGTAGAGTCGTGAAGTTGCTTTTTCAGCTTGTTGATGTCGGCCCGGTCTTCTTTGGCGCTCTTGATATTGTCGGCGGTGTAGACCAGTCCCTCGTACTTCGCTAGCTTCTCGGTTATGTAGGCTTTCACCTCGTCCTCATTCCAGACAATCGCCGGAACGACCGGGCTTTGTACCCGGACGGTCAATTCATTCGCCATCGGTTTCGGTATCCTCCTCGTGTTCATCGTCCAGCTCCTCGCGGGGCCGGAAATAATAATCATCCGGCGGCTCTATCGGCGGGCTGTAAGAGTCAATCCGGATGTCGTACATCCCCCAACTCATTACTCAGCCCGCCTTTCGGGCCTCATCGTTCCGGGCGCGGTTGCGCTCGATACGTCCGTAACTCTGACGGGCGTATCTCTGGTTGTCCTTGTACATCCCGTAGAGCGACAAGGACAAGCCGGAGACAGCGGAAAAGACAAGCCACGGGGCCGCTTCTGCGGCGGCGGCAGGCTCCCACTTGCCAAAGGCAACAAGGGCAAGGGCCGTAGCCCCGACGACCTGCCGGACGACCTGAACGGCTCCGATTGCCGCCAGCATTGCGACGGTAAATCTCTTGACAAACCGCATCGTTTATATCCTCCTATCTCTTAGGCACTATCTTTCTCCGACTCTACGCAGACCGGGCGAAGCGGAGACAGCGGCTTGGGTGCGTTCTTGTAGACCTTATACTTTTCGACGTCATCCACCTTGAAAAAGAGTCTGCTTTTGCTTCCTTTTCTGCCATCCGAAAACCCTGTAAGCTTCTTTTCGTTCCTCATCTGAAGAACTCGCTGGCGGCAAACCCCCAGCACCTTTGCCGCTTCCTCGACGTTGTAGCAAGGTTCCCAAGTCTTTACGCCCGGGGTTTCTTCGATTTCCATCAATCGAGGCACGTTTATACCTCCTTTCTGCGGTTGGCTCCCGCGACGCTCCGAGTGGAGCGTTTCGGCCCGTGCCGCCGGGCCATCATCAGGCGGGGTTGATTTCGATGCTTTTTTCGAGGTATCCATCGTTCCAGATGGCAACCGTCCAGTTCAAGTTGTGCTTTTCCGCGAACCGTTTCGCAGTATCGAACACTCCTTCGGCTCTATCACGATATTCAGTTTTCACGACTTTGAAGATGACCGGCGTCCCGTAACGGACTTCATACTGTTTCATGGTTTAGTCCTCCACGCTGACCATTGCGGCCAGCTTATACAGCATCTCGTGGTCGTCAAAAGAAATCTTCTCGGCATCGAAAGCCTTGTCAATCTGGTCGTAGCAGTCGCTACGGTCTGCCTCGGTCTTGATTTCGGAGATTGCGCGAACGATTTTCTTAAACACCTTTTGTCCTCCTTTGGGGTTGCTCCTCTTGACGCTTTTATTATACTAGCTTTTAGCTAATTTGTAAATAGCTTTTTGCTAATTTTCAAAAAAATATTTTTAGCTAGTAGTGAATTATGGAGGTTTGTTATGAGCACTTTTATGTTTGACCGACTCGATGCCCTGTTGAAAAGCAACGGAATGACGAGAAAGGCACTCTGCCAACTTTCCGGCCACGCGGACAACTACATCCGAATGTTTGAGAAGCGCGGCAAAGAACCTCCCCGGGATTTTGTTCTCCTGTGTGCGCAGCAGCTCGGAACGACTAGCGCATACCTATACGGCGAGACAGATTCCCCGGAAAAAGAAAAAGCCCCCGCAGCTAATCGCCGCGAGGTGACAGAAGAAGATATTAAACACGCGCTTTTTGGGGGCGATGCTACAGACGCTCAGTATCAGGAAGTCAAGTGCTTCGCCCGTTTTGTAAAGGAGCGGGACGCGAATGGACAAAGCCAGTGAATTTTACAGGATAGCCGAGGAAAACGGCGTCGAGGTCTTGGGCTTTCCTCTGCCGGAGACGGGCAGCTTGTGCATTGAGCAAGACGGGCGGTGCTATATCGGGATAGACAGCACCCGGCGTTTTACCCGAGGGGAAGAAGCCGCCCGGCTTGGCCACGAGCTGGGCCACTGCCTCTATGGGGGATTTTATACCCGCCGGACGCCCTTTGATATAAAAGAGCAACACGAGGCCCGCGCCGACCGCTGGTATATACTCCACGCAATCCCTGAAGATAAGCTGACGGCCATGCTCAAGGACGGGATGGACGCTTGGGAGATAGCCGAGGAGCTGGACACTACAGAGGAGTACGTCCGCCGGGCGTATTACTTTTATAAAGAGGTGAAAGGGGGGCATCTGAATTGAGGAAGAGGACAACAACAGCCGAGTGGCAGGAACAGACAAAACGCTGGCGCATCCGGGTACAGAAAAACGGGGTGCTGAAAAGCTTTTATAGCAGCACTCCGGGCCGTACCGGGCAGCGGGAAGCGAACGCAAAGGCGGACGCTTGGCTTGACGACAGTATCCGGGATGGCAGGAAAAAGGTCGGCCCGCTCTACCGGGAATGGGTCGAGGAGCTGAAGCTGACCTGTGGCACGTCCTACGTCAAGCAGTGCGCAAAATACGGAGATTATTATATCCTTCCAGTTATCGAGAATCTCCGCATAGACGAGTTGACCGAGGGCGATTTACAAAAGTGCATCGATATGTCATACAAAAAGCGGTGCCTCAAAAAGGGCGCAAAGCGTACAGGCGATACGCCGTTGAGCAAAAAGACGCTCTCGACTATTCGCTCCACCGAAAAGGCTTTTGTAAAATGGTGCCGCCGGAACAAATACACGACCCTGAACCCAGACCTTGACGTCCCGAAAAACGCCCGGGTCGGTAAGAGGGAGATTTTGCAGCCGCAGGCTCTCCGTACCCTCTTTTCGGTTGACACCCGGAAATGGTACGCAAAGCATATCTTTGATGATTATATCTATGCCTACCGTTTCGCCGTCTCTACGGGCCTGCGCCCCGGTGAGCTGGTCGGCCTTTGGTACGGAGATATAAAGGGCAACACCGTCAACCTCCGGCGGAGTGTCAACGTCGAGGACGAGACGACGACGGGCAAAAATGAAAACAGCATCCGTAGCTTTGATATGTGCCAGCAGGCCCGGGAAGCATACGAGGCTCAGGTGCAGCTCCTCAAGGACTCGGGCGTCCAGCTCAACTACAACACGCCCTTGTTTCAGATTCCCTGCCAGCGGTCTCTCAAGCGGCGGTGGGAGAAGTATCAAGACGGCAACGGTATCACGCCGCGCATCACTCTCTACGAGCTGAGGCACACCTTTGTCAGTGTCGAGGCCGGGGAGCTTACGGACGGCCAGCTCAAGATGCTGGTAGGCCACTCCCGGAATATGGACACGTTCGGCGTCTACCGCCACGAGCTGCAGGGCCAGCGCGAGGAGCTGGCGGAGGCGACGACAGCGGCACTCAAAAAGGCTCACGGGTAGGACATCCCTAGGCGGGCCGGATTTTGACCCAGTTTTTGACCCAGTTTATTTTTTTAGATGCCACAAAGGGATTTGCTTGTATAGCAAGCTATTTGCATAAAAACAATTTACTTTCGTTTAATCCGCTCCATAATTTGCGTGTCCCCGTAGAATTCCCGTTGTTCGATTCCCATTGCCCGCTCCACCATTTTTAAGCGTAGTATCGCAAGATACTACGCTTTCTGTTTGCCCTTTGACCCAGTTTTTGACCCAGTTTTTATTTTTACGGCACACAAAGCCCTTTGTTTTGGCCCAAAGAAAAAGGGCCGACGCCCCAGAATCGGGACGCCGACCTCTCTTTATTTTTGCGCTGAATCAATCCCAGATATGGGCGTCGCAGTGGGCTTTCCACTCGGCGTCCGCGTCTGCGAGGGCCTTTGCGTAGTCCTCGGCGGTACGGTAGGCAGTGGCCCGGGGCCGTCACCTGACGACGCCGACCGCGATTTATTTTTTGAACCCCGGAACGGTCCTTGCTGCCTCCGCTCTCAATTTGATAAGCTCCTTTTTCTTCTCGAAATTTTCACCATACCTTTCCATAAAGGTGCGGACATTCATATTCTTCTGCCCACTCGGGAAGGTAAATTCATCTGAAACGCCATCTTTTGCGACAGTATAGACATCCTTTGATGTATACTGCTTTTCTAGCTTGACCTCGAAACCGCGTTCCAGCAGCCAAGAGACAGCAGCCTCCTCCTGTTTGGAGAAATCCCATTTTTTGTTCTCAAGTCCCTGCAAAGTTTCCATCGTGTTTCCTCCCGCCCCTTGAGGGGCTTTTTGTATATTGTACCACCTGCGCGGTGGGGTATCAATAGAGCCGCCGGGTATCCGGCCCGGGGCCGTCACCTGACGACGCCGCCCGCCTGCTGGGTAAGAGCCGCCAGAAAGTCCAGCTCTTTCGCCCGGAGGTCGCAGCCGCCGAACAAAACGCCCGTCATCTGCTTGACGGTATAGCGGACAAGAGCGTCTGCCACGGCGCAGCCCGTGACCTCGGGCTGTTTGCGGGCCTGAGCCGGGAAGTAAATAACCTTGCCTGCCTCGGGCTTCTCAGCCTCTACGGGGGCGTTTTCGAGGTTCTCCGGGGCTTCCTCGGCCTCGGCGGTCTCGTAGACGTCCAGCTCGTCGTTGGGAACGCCGTCCACAATCTCGCTGTCTGCGCGGTAGACGCAGGCCATGCTATAGTGGTCGGGGATGATGTATTCCCCGTTGCTGTCCTCGCGGAGGAGGGCGCGGCGGGTCTCGCCGTTCCGCTCGAAAACGACCGTCTTCGCGGTGCGCTTTACGATTTTGATGACGCTCAGGGTCTCGTAGTCGCAAGCGTAGCGGTCAAAGTAGGTGTGGCCGATTTCAAACTTTTTCATTGTTGTTTTCCTCCGTTTTGGTTGTTGTTTTCTCTTTCCCTCTGACACTATTATTATACTCTGTTTAGAGTATAATGTCCAGCCCTTTATACTCAGTTTAGAGTATATTTTTCAGATTTTATACTCAGTTTAGAGTATATTGCACTTGAATTGCGTTTCGGCTCATGGTATAATAAAGACAAGAGAGGAGGTTGTATATGTCGGCATCCAAACTCATCCGGCAGCTCATGGAAGAGACAGGAACCTCGGTCAAGCAGCTTTCGGAGCTGCTGGGCATCCGGCCCCAGAGCGTCAGCAACGCCTTATATAAAGGTGTCAAGAACTACGACGACTTCGTGAAAATCATCTCGCTGATGGGCGGCACGGTTCAGGTCAAGACGCCCGGCGGCAAGGTCTTGCCCGAGGATGAAGCAGAAAAAGGGCCGGAACCCTGCGAGATACAGAGGCCCGGCCCGGAGGATTAAATTTTAGAGGTACAGCAGCCGGAACGTCTCGCGGCCCTTGGGCGTTACAAGCGTCTGAACGCCGCTCCATTGGGTCTTTTCGTTCTTGGCCTCCTTGACCTCGAAAAGCCCGTTGTTTTTGTCTTCGCGGGGCAGCAGCTTGCCTTTCTGGTCGCGGTAGAGGTATTTTTTCGCCAGCAGCCAGTCTACAAACGCCTTGGGCGGGATGCCCAGCTCTTTGGCCGTCTCGCGGAAGTTCGTCAGCAGGTTGCGGTCAACCAGAGCGTCGAAATACTCCGCTTTCGGGGCCATGATTTGATTCTGAACCGTCAGCTCGGAGATACGGGCCTCGCGGTCTGCAAGGGTCTTATTTGCTACCAGCAGAGCTTTTGCCATCAGCTCCTGCGGAGAAAGCTCTTCCTGCCCGGCGATGTATCCGCCGTTTTTGCGGATGCTCGGCAGTACCTCGCCCGTTACCCAGTCAGTAAACTTTTCAGCGTTCGGGAGCTTGCTGCTGAAAATCAGGCGGTAAAGGTCAGACTCTGGGATGAAATTCATCTCTTGCTCTCCGCCCGATGTAAGGGCGTTCCGTTTCAGAACCCCCTTGCAATGCTCAAGAATCGCCTTGCGCGGGGTGGCGTAGCCGAGGGCCTTGGCCGCGTCGGTAGCGCAGAACAAAATAGTGCCGTTCTCTTCCAGAGTGCGGACGGCTCCAAACTCGGGGTTGTCGAAAACCTGAATGTTGCTCATTACTCCTCGCCCTCCTCACTCAGCTTGTCGAGTGCGCGGTCTGCCTTGAGCAGCGTACACATGGCAGTATCAAACACGGCGGCGAAGTCGGGGCATTCGGCCCAGAGGTCGGCGGCAGCGTCGGGGTCAAAGCGGCGGTCAAGGTCGTACACCTTGAAACTCTTGTCGAACCAGACCTCAAAGGCCCGGAGGAGATGCAGAGCGTCCCCGGCGTCTACCTCAATCTCACTACAACGGTTCAAAATTTCTTTGGTATTCATAAAAATTCTCTCTTTCTCTTGTGAGAGAACGCGCCCGGTGGTATAATAAATTTACCGTGGGCTTGTCTCTCGGCAGTTGAGATAAGGCATTCGCTTTTTCTGTGGTAGGTAGGAGCGGGTGCCTTATTCTTTTAGTTTTTTATTTCGGCATATAGCTTGTCGATTCCCTCACGAATCACCTGAGATTTGCTTTTCCCGGTCGCGGCGCAGACAGCACAGAGCTTTTCGTCTGTATCTGCGTCGTATCGGAATTTCAGCTCACGGTCTTTTGGGGTGTCGGTCAAGCGTGTGCCTTTTCTAATACCCAAGCATCGCGCCCCCTTTCTTTGTGGGTACAGCCTAATTATACTGTCCCCACAAAGAAAATGCAATACCTACTTTGCAAATTCACAAAGATTTTTTTTGGAGGCGGCAGGCGTCAAATAGTCAAAACTAAAAATGAAACGGCCATTTCGTGAGGGTTTAGACTCCAAAATGGCCGTTTTTTCTCATTTTTAGCGGTTAAGTTGGACTTTTCGAGGGGTTAAGGTTCAGAACCATTTTCGTGACCCCACGAAAATGGTCAGGCCGTACCCTTGCCGCGATTCTCGCAGGCGCACTTGTCGCAGTGGGCGCAGGTCTTCCCCTCCTCCCGACAGGGCGAGGGCGTTTCCTCACGCTCCCGCCGCTTCCGGGCCTGCTGCATCATGTGGTTGGTGGACGCGATAACGCCGCCCATCGAGACGATAGGGGGAACAAAGGACATATAGATTTACCTCCCGTATGTTTTCGTGACGCCGCGAAGACGTATCAATAGCCGGACTTCTTCATGCGGTCATAGGTCTTGTCGGCTTCAAGCGCGGCCTGAGTGAAGCTGTTGTTCTTCCACCATGCGATGAGGGCCGCGACGGAGGTGATACCAGCGGTGACGAGCCGCTCAATCTCTGCGGACTCGATAGGCAGCGGAGACTTGCCCATAGCGGACAGTACCTGATTGGTCAGGGCCAGCAGCAGGACAGCAGTGCGAGCGATGGTGCCAGCGTTAACTTTGTTGTTGTACTTCATAGAGACGCCTTTCTCCCGGACTACGCCGGGGCTATAAATAAACCGCCTACGGATTGTAGGCGGGTCGGACGATGTGAATCAGTCGGCGTGAAGCGGCAGGCTCTTGGCTCTGTTGTAGAGTTCCGTTCCAGTTCCGTTACCGCCGAGGGCGTGGTAGGACTTATAGAGATACTCAAGGTTTTTCATGTCGTCGTCGTCAATCCATCCCTGCGAAATATAGCGCAGGCAGGCTTGATAGAGACGGTCATGCAGGATAGCCAGCAGACCCGTTTTGATGGCCTGCCTCTCCTTCTCCTGCTCCTTGATACGTTTGGAGAGTCGGCGGTAGGCTGCGGCCAGAACGCCCGAAATGCCCGTAAAGAGCAGCTCTCCGATGTGCTGTAAAATAAACTGCTGCGTGGGTATCACCCCCTCACAGCAGGTACTTGCTTGCGCCGGAGAGAGCTTTCCACGAGGTCGGGCCACAGATGCCGTCAACCTTGAGGCCGTAGCTCTCCTGCGCTCGGAGCAGGGCGTTTTCCGTTGCCTCTCCGAACAGGCCGTCAGGCGTAAGCTTGAGGAGCCGCTGGAGCATCTTGGTGGCCGCGCGGTTGGCGTCCCCGGTACAGCCCCGGCGGATGGTGGGGAGGATGAACGCATTGTAGGTCGTGGAGGGGTAATGCTTTTTTGCATCGCACAGCCACGTCGCTTTCGTCCCGCGCGTGTCCGCGTGGCAGAATGCGTTGGAACCATACCAGTAGATACCGACGCCTCCGAAGCCTACCGCCTGCGCGATGATGCCGAGGGCCACGGGGTTGAGGCTGCGGTCGGTGAGCCGCCAGGCAGCGGCCATGCCGT